CATGGCAACAGTCGTAATTACCGGTCGTGATGTTGGTTTATCTTTCACAGGTGGAACAGATATTCAAGCACAGGCGACAAACGCAGTTCTAACAAAGGTTAATGAGCGTCAGGTTTATCAGACAATGGAAGGCGAAGCATACAAAACCACAAACATTTCAGGAACATTCCAATTGGATATGTTGGCTGATTGGGGCAAGGCAAACTCAGTTTGCGAGGCTCTATGGACAGCTGCTGAGTCAGCGCCAGATACAGACATCAGCATGACACTTACAGCTGCATCAGGAGCGCAATTTGTGTTCCCAGTAAAGCCAGAGTTTCCAACTGCTGGTGGATCAGGAATTGATGCACAAACTGTTTCCTTTACTTTCACAGTATCAAAGGGCGCAGTAGTAGAAACATTTAGTTAAAATCTAACAACGGGAGCAAAATGAAACTACCAATCACAATTGAATACAACTCAGGCGAGCAAGCCACTTATGTAGCCCAACCGCCTGAGTGGGCAAAATGGGAAAAACAAACTGGGAATACCATAAGCCAAGTAAATGAAAAACTTGGAATCTGGGATCTTATGTTTTTGGCATATAACGCTTTTAAGCGTGAATCTGCCGGAAAGCCAGTAAAACCATTTGAGGCTTGGATGGAAACCATTAGCGATGTAATTGTCGGTGATGCAAACCCAAAAGCCACCCAGCAGGAAGCCTAAACAGATTATTGGTTGAGTTGGCAATAGCCACACAGATACCAATGAGCGAATGGGTTGATGCAGAGGATATTTTAACAGCGATCGAAGTATTGGAGGCGAGGTATGGCAAATGAAACTATCGCCTACAACAAAAAAGATTTGCGTGATATTTACAAAGCCTTCAAACTTATGGATGATCAGGCTACTGAGGAAGCAAGAGCGCAATCTGCTGCTTTGGCGTATTTTGCATCAGAGGAAATTAAGCAAGCAGCTAGAACTAGAACAAAGGCTGGCAAGGTTGCGGAGAGAGTCGCAGACGGCGTTAGCATCTCTAAATCGAGCAAGATCGGTGAGTTCAGCTACGGCTTCGCACGACAAAAGTTTTCAGGTGGTGCTACTACGCAAACCCTATGGGGTGGCATTGAGTTTGGTTCAAATAAGTTTAAACAGTTTCCCAGTTATTCTGGGAGGCAAGGTCGTGGATCTCGAGGATGGTTCATTTATCCAACCCTTCGCAGAATTCAGCCTGAATTGATCAACAAATGGGAACAAAGTTTTGATCGAATTATTAAGGAATGGGTCTAATGGCAACCGGTAATCGCACGCTTAAGTTATCGATCCTCGCTGATGTCGATGATCTTAAAAAGAAGTTAGGTGAAGCCGATAAGGCTGTTGAAAATAACTCAAGCAAGATTTCTGAGTTTGGAAAAAAGGCTGCTGCTGCATTTGCGGTGGCTGCTGCTGCTGCCGTTGCCTATGGCACTAAATTAGCCATTGACGGGGTCAAGGCTGCGATAGAGGATGAGCAAGCACAGTTAAGGTTAGCCAATGCCCTTAGAGAGGCTACAGGGGCAACTGATGCTCAAATAAAGGCTACTGAGGACATGATCCTTCAGACTTCCTTAGCCACAGGCGTTGCTGACGATCAATTACGCCCAGCCTTTCAAAGACTTGCGGTTTCGACTAAAGATACAACCAAGGCTCAAGAATTATTAAATCTTGCTTTAGATATTTCAAAAGGTCGAGGACTAGAACTTGAAACAGTTGCAAACGCATTAGGTAGGGCTCAAGATGGCAACACCACAGCTTTAGGCAGATTGGGTCTTGGATTATCAAAGGCTGAATTATCAACCCTTTCATTTACCGAAGTTCAAGCAAAGTTATCTGATCTTTATGGTGGTGCAGCAGCTGCAAACGCTGAAACATTCCAAGGCAAGATTGATCGATTAAAGGTTGGTTTTGATGAAGCCAAGGAAGCGTTAGGCGTTGCTTTATTGCCACAGGTTGAGCGATTTATTGGATTCTTAAATGAAACTGGCATCCCAACTTTAAATGCTTTTATTGCAGGCTTGACAGGTGATAAAGGATTAAGCGCATCATTAAATGAAACTCAAAGAAGTGCTGAAAGTTTTGGAAAAGGCATTTCAGTTGTTGCTGGAATTATCTCAGGATTTATTACATTTGTTAGAGAAGCAATTGGCTTGGTTGTATCACTTGCCAATGAATTAATTAGAGTTGCAAATATTGTTCCGGGTGTAAATATTGGATCAATTCCTAATCCAGCACCATCGGCTCAATTATCATCATTGCCTTCAATTTCTCCAAATACTAGAGAATCCCGAAGTACGACAGTAAATAACATTACAGTTCAATCGATTGATTCTGAAGGTGCTGCTAGAGCTGTTGCAAAAGTCTTAAATGAGAGTGCATCAAGATCAGTTCCACAGCTTTACAATAGTGGGATTACTAGGGCTCGATAATGACAGTTTGGACACCAGACTGGAAACTGACTGTTGCAGGAACTGATTACACAGACATTGCAATTGCTGACATAACTCATCAATCAGGTCGAAGCGATATTTACTCTCAGCCCAACCCATCCTATTTACAAATTGCTTTAGTTGCTTTATCTGGTCAAACCTTGCCTTTTGCCATCAATGACAGTTTGAGTTTGCAGGTCAAGAACAGTTCTGGATCTTATGTTAATTTGTTTGGTGGAGATATAACTGACATTACTGTTGAGGTTGGTGCAACTGGTTCAATAGCGACTGTGGTTAATTACACCATCCTAGCAATGGGATCTTTAGTTAAACTTGCCAAAGAAATCTACAATGGCACAATCTCACAAGATGAGGACGGCAACCAAATTTACGACTTGCTTTCAAGTGTTTTGCTTGGATCTTGGAATGATGTTCCAGCAGCTACAACTTGGGCAACTTATGATGCAACGACTACTTGGGCAAATGCCGAAAATCAAGGATTGGGCGAGATTGATCAACCTGGTCTTTACACAATGGAAAATAGAGCTGCTGAACCCGATACAATTTACAACATTGCGAGTTTTATTGCTGACAGCGCATTTGGTTATATGTATGAAGCATCGAATGGAGATATTGGCTACGCTGATGCTGACCACAGACAGACTTACCTTTTAGCCAATGGTTATGTTGATTTAGATGCTAACCATGCTTTAGGTCAAGGATTATCAACAATTACAAGATCAGCCGATATTCGCAATGATATTTATATCAATTATGGCAATAACTTCGGATCTCAAAAAACTGCCTCAAGTGCATCATCAATTGCTTTATATGGCTACAAGGCTCAAACCATAAATTCAGTTCTACATTCAGCTGTAGATGCTCAAGCTGTGGCGGATCGATACATTGCCCAGCGAGCCTTCCCGTTAGCAGCTTTACAATCCATCACCTTTCCAATCACCAATCCTGAAATTGATGATTCTGATAGAGATAACCTTTTAACTGTATTTATGGGTCAGCCTTTGAATATCCAAAACCTACCTACTCAGATTTCAGCCGGTGAATTTGAGGGATATGTTGAAGGTTGGTCTTGGAGCACTCGTTTTAATGAATTATTCCTGACAATTAATCTTTCGCCTGTGGCGTTTAGTCAGGTGGCAATGCGTTGGAACACAGTTCCAATTGTTGAGGCTTGGAACACTTTAAGCAATACTTTGACATGGGAATACGCTACAATCGTAGCCTGATAATAGGAGAAAAATGGCAACTACTACGAACTACGGCTGGACTACTCCAGACGATACCGCATTGGTTAAAGATGGTGCGTCAGCGATTCGTTCACTTGGCACTTCGGTTGATACTACAACCAAGAATCTAAATCCATCTACAACCCTTGGCGATATTGAATATCGATCATCAACAGCAAACACCAATACAAGACTCGGAATTGGAACTACTGGTCAAGTTTTAACTGTAAGTGGTGGAGTTCCTGCTTGGGCAACCGCAGCTGGTGGTGGTGCTAATTGGTCTTTATTAAATGCAGGTGGAACAACTTTAACGGCTGCAACAACAATAACAGTTTCTGGAATTTCCTCAGCAGATAAAATTTTAATTGCTTGGGATGGTGCTAGCGCAAACGCAAGCAGCGAAATTGGATTGCGATTTAACACAATTTCAACAAGTTCATACATTCCACAAGGAATGGCTTTGACTGGTGCTTCAAGTTGGTCGGCTACAAATTTTGCAAGTCGTGGCTCATATCCAGGAACAGATCAAATTCGAGTAAGTGAATTATCCAACAATGCTTCATCAACAACTTCAGGGTATTGTTTAATAAGTGGAGCAAACGCAGCGGGCGTCAAAGCATTTAATTTGGCATCTGGAACTTCCGCTGCTGGTGGTAATGGTCATATATCTTACGCTGTTGGCGGAGTAATTGATATTTCTGCGACTTTTACTTCAGTATCAATTATTTCCTCATCAGGAAATTTTGATAGTGGCAAAATCTATGTTTATACAAGCGCATAAGGAGAATTATGAAAATAATTGAAAAAGAATTTAATGCCATTACTGGTGAGGAAACTATTACTGAGCGTGATGAAACTGCTGCTGAAAAAAAGGCTAGGGAAAAAAGTCAAGCAAAATTTGCTCAACTTCAAGCCGAAGCCGAAGCAAAAGCAACAGCACGCCAAGCCATTGCAGATCGACTTGGTTTGACTGCTGACGAACTTCAAGTTTTGCTTGGCTAATGAAGCCTTGGTTATCAAAATCTGCTGTTCAATTTAGAGAGCAAGTAGATGATTGCTTCCCAGAGCGTTTGCGTAAATCTGATGGGTGGATTGGTGATTCTCGACATAGCACAAGAAAATCTGATCACAACCCAGATGCAACAGGATGCGTGCGAGCAATTGATATTGACGCTCGGCTTTCTGACGACAAAGGGCTTTCAGCATACTTGGCAGATCAAATTCGACAATACGGGAAAACCAACGGGCGCATCAGTTATGTGATCCATCAAAGCCGTATTGCATCACCATTGCTTGCATGGCGTTGGAGATCGTATAAGGGCAATCCTCATAACCACCACATTCATATCAGCTTCAAAAAAAATCAAGATAACAACTCAGATTTCTTTAATATCCCACTACTAGGAGGCAATGCATGAAACTAACAAACAAACATAAGGCTGCAATCAAGACATACCTAAGAG